CGTGTCTTCTGCTTTGATAAAGAACTTATAAGTGCCAGCAGAAAGCTGTGTAGTTGCTTCTGTAGACAGAAGGCCAGTTGATAACAACTTGCTGGCGCTGTCGAATGTATCGTTCGTATCTCCAAAGCGAATAACATAGCCGTCTAAATCTGGAGCAATAACTGAATCCCAGTCAAAGTCCACATTGATCCCATTCTGTGTTGCAGAGAAAACCGTTACATCAGGCGGCGGGTTGCTCTTGCCTGTGACTGTATGGAGTACACTAGAAGACCAAGGTGAGAAAAAACCGCCCTTCACGCCACGGACTTGCACCTCGTACTCTACGCCTTCATCTACACTAAAAATAGATTGTCTGCTTGCAGATACAGGTTCTAAAGTATCAAAACTGCTATCGCCTACCGCACGGTAGCGTAGTTGTGTCTTTTGATCCCAACCGGGGAAAGAACCTAGAACCGTCTCTACTAACATCCTGACTCGTAGAGAGCCGTCGTCATCTGCGTAGAGGACACTTTCATCAGACTCAATGCTTTCGATTGATGGTTGCTTGGGTAAAACTCTGTTGGCGTCTACAAAATCTGTAATAACAGGGTCAAACTCAGGGATTGGGCCTGTTAAGGCATCAAGAACATTAGGCGCTGCTGGCACACAAGTAACACTAGCTGCCAGCTCTCCCTGTGGCTCAATAGCAGAGACCTTTACATCAATAGACTCTTTGCCAGAAATACCAAAAATAACAAGGTCGTCTTCTTCTGCGCTTGGAGTTGCCGAGTCTAAAGTAAGAGTTGTGTTTGTCGCGCCGCCGCTAGGTGTGGCCCCAACAGTGCTTATAGTACCATCTTTGTGCTGTATCTTTACAGCGTAATCTTCGCCATTATCAACAACAACTTCATCTAACTCTATTACTGTATCAGACTGAACAGTCTTTATCCTGCCTGACGCGATGCCAACAAGAATAGTGTCATACTGAATTGTAAGAAGATCACCGCGCTTGTAGCGTAGATGCTGCACATCCTGATTGAATGTGTAACGCTCTGGACGCAATCTCTGTTGAGCAATATGAAAGCGAGCATACTTAAATGCTTGGTCAGGATCAGTTACACCTTTAGCTTCAAGTGTCTCAAACTCAGTTGCATTGCTTTCGTCAAATCCATCGTCGAATACAAGGCGCTCTGTGTTTTGGTATGTATCCCCGTCAATGAACCTGACACGCAAGCCTTCAGGAACATCTACGTTGACAAGTTCAAAAGAGAATCCGTAGGAGTTCCTAGGACTAATCACCATCTTAGGTAGTGCCTGAACTGTGTCGCGTACAACCGTTACCTTAGAATCAGGACTGAACGCCCAAGAAGCGAGGCCACAAGACGCTACTTCAGATGCTCTGTTCAGTGTTGTGCCGCCAGCATCAAACACACCATTATATTTGAATCCCTCTGTATCACAGAAGGTAGCCCACTCAATAAGAGCGTCGGTATCCAAGTCTGATTTAGGAAGCGGCCTGCGGTTAGCTGTTCCAGTCCAAATGTCTGAGTATATCCAAGCCGGATTGTTTGTGGCTTGCTCAACCCATTGATTGCCGTCATAAACAGGAAGAACAGACGTAGCCTCAACAGACAAGTCATCAACGCGACCATTTAACTGATTGGTCGCCTTAATGCGAAGCGACATAACGATTGTGTTTTCTACATCAAACGCTTGAACTGATCTGATTGTCCGTAAAGCGCTCCAAGAAAAGCTATTTGCTATTGCGTTTGTAGCAGAGTGTTCTGTTCTAAGACGTGTAACACGAATATCGTATTGACCACGAGAAGGAAAGTTAATTCTAAGCCCTTCTCTAACGGTCTCTTTCTTGGTAGAAGAAATGACAAATTCTTCTTGGGCCACTGTGAACTCGGTCGTACCAACTTCACGGAACTCAATCTTCCAAAAAACTTTTGCATTCCTTGTCTTACCTTCATCATTTACTGAGTAAAGGCGGCCACCAAAATCAATGCTTGCGCTATCTGCATCAGGTTGAGTTGTCCTGATTGCAGAAATATTTTCTACTTTTACCCCATTACCATCAAGCTCATCTTCATCAGTAAAGCCTGTGGTGAATCCAGTGCTGTCTTCGATGATCTGATCTGTATACAGAGTCATCTGGTCTGGATTGCCTATCTCAAACTGAACATCCTCTAGCTCATTGATGGCAGTCTCGCCAATCCGAATCGGAACACCAGATAAAGAGGTATTTTCGTCAATGATAGGACGACCCGGCCCTACAGTGACTCCACCGATCTCTAAAGGCCCATAGCCTAGGCAGACTAACATGCGAATGTACTGATCTTCACCAAGGACTTCGCTGTAAGGGCGAGCCGTCATCGGTATAGGAGGGAATATCTTGAAGGTGCCATAAAGGCGAGGTATAGGCTGAAAAGCAGCTAACCTGTTAGTCACACCAGTCAAAGATTCAAGTCTGTTGAATGACTCAGAATCATAGCTAGGCATATCAGGCATTTGAGGCGGGATAAGTGCGTTCACTGCCATTTGCCCAGCCATGCCTATTCCTGCAACAGCAGCATTAAATAAAAGTGTGCCTTTTGTCAGGCCCATTGCTCCAGCAGCATAAGGAGCAGCAATAGCGATTCCGATTGTAGCGATAGCCCGGACAACATCAGTACCTACCGCTTCAGTGACTTCTTCTACTACAGAATCAACACCGTCTGTAAACGCATCTGCGGCATCGTCCCTGTTTTCGTCATCTTGCGGTATTGGCCAAAGAACAAGGTGCGTGTTGTCTTTTGCTCGAACTAGTCGGTGTAGCTCTGGGGCCACTTCTCGGCCATTAAGCAACGCAACCACAGAGTCAGTGCCAGCTATCTCATAAATAGACTGATTTGGCTCTACTTCTGCGTGAACCCAATCTGGCTTCAGAGGGTGTTTACTTGCTTGTACAGTAACGCTCATTGAAAACCCTTATATCTGTAGAAGCCCTCTATTCGATCTTTCCAACGCATTGAGTTATATTCTTCAATGCAACTATTAGATGACCTGCTGTAATTGTGCAACATAAGCCCGTCGCCTATGATTAAACCTATATGCCAAGGCCGAGAGCGAATAATAACAACATCGCCTTCTTGTGGTTCGCTTACTTCAACACTTTTTTCTGCTAGACTTTTCCTAACAACAGCAGTTTTATCCCTGCTTTCGGCGTCCTCATCTAAGCCTTCCTCTGGCTTGCCTAAATCTATCCCGTAGACTTCTTTGAACACTTGTGCAACTAACTTGAAGCAACCGTGTGGCCTCTCATAATCTATGCCGATAAAATCTTTGTATTTACTCAGAGACATTGCTAGGTGTAAATTGGTCTTTAGGGAATGCGTCGTCAAGCGCACCTTTTAGGATAGATGCGTCTAGGGTTATTACTGTTCCAGAACCACCAGAGACACCTTCTAGCTCAAAAGTCACTGGCCCAAACTCAACACTGTCTGGCGTTGATGCAAGGATTACCTCATAAGTTATTTTTGCTCTTTCTCTTTTGCCTGCAAGACTCCTTAGAGCAATAATCACTCTCTGGTCTACTGCATCCGCACTGATCTTTATAGATGGCGGTTTACCTTCTTGCTGAGTTGATGCAGAAACACCAAAAGGGAATCTTTGGAAAGTTCCAGAAGAGCGTACAATGTCTTCGGTATTATTCACAAGCCTTAAAGTAGAAAAGCTAGAATGTGATATAGTTAAGCACTGTAAAAAGACCTGTGATGTGGCTGAAGAAAGCACGGCTTGTAAAGCGCCTTGAGAAAGTGCCATTACGGTATCAACTCCAACTCTAAATTAACGCCGTATATTTCTCCGTCAACTGCACCCACAGTTGGTGCCTTGCTTGCTGAAAATCTAAATTTTGCAGGATTTCTTGTGATGGGGTGCACCCAGTCAAACTCAAGACTTCCCATTGCAAGCGTATTTTCCCAAAAGTTAAACAATGTTTCGTATTGATCGGCAGTCAAATACATCCGTCCCGATACAGGCTGTACAGCAGCGGTGAACCTGCGGCGTTGAAAAGCCTTTCCTGTAGACATGCTTGTTTTAATTGAGCCAACAGGCGGCCTTATTGAGAAACCGGTTTGATGAAATCTTTGAGGCAATGATGCAGGCCAAGTTGCCATAGGTTAAAATCTCCCTTGCCTTGTCCCACCATGCCTGCGGAACATTCCGTCAAGCTGACCTTGAGAATCAAGGCGGTCAATACTGCTCTTGACCATTAGATCAATATTTGTCTCTCCATTAGGCGACTTCCTCACAGATTGACTTTGAACGCTGAGAGCCTCTCCACCTTTATTTATGATATTGACATTTACGTTAGGTGAGCCACCCATCTTGTGATTAGGAACGATGCTGCCGTCTTGCCGAGGAACAAACATCTCAGGGCCACGCTCACCAACTAAGTGAGCCGTGTTACCGTACACATTGCCGCCGTTTGCTCTTGCTGGGCCTATGCCTCGAACATTAGGTGGAGCGCCACCGCCCAATGATGTTGAGCCTTCACCGCCGCCAAAAAATGATGGCAGGCTTGCGCCTATGGAACTGACAAAAGGATCAACAACTTGTTGCTGGATAAGGGTACGAGCGATTGTGTCAAGCAGACTCTGAAATACGTCTTTAGCAGATTCTGCTTGCATTATGATATCAGTTAGTCCATTGGAGACATCGTCTTTGATAACAGAGCCTACGTCACGCAAGGCTTGCTCCATATCGCTGTATATGCGGTCTCCCTCTTCACCAGTTTTTTTGACAATACTGAGGAGTTCTTCTTGGCTAACAGAAGTATTTTGAATAATGTCAAGAAGTCTTTGTGTCTGCTCTGCTCTTACTCTTTGGTCAATTGGTAGAAAATCGAGGTTCTCAATTAGAGGTGCAAATCGTTTGATTCCATCTGATGCTCGGTCTACCTCATCAGCAATATCAGACATAACTTCTGATGTTTCGTTTCCTGAACGATTAAGCTGTTCAAGACGCATTCTAAGAAGCATTGCTGCTACTCTGGCATCGCCTGTCTTAGCTATCTGTTCTTCAAGAGCCTCTATTTGACCGAGTATAGACTGCTTCCTTAGATCAGAGAACCGAACATCGCTCTCTAACAGCGATTGGAGACGTTCTACTTCTCTTCTAAGGTCTTGAGCTTTTTGTACTTGTAGTTCTGCTTCAAGTAAGTCTTTCTCAATTTGCTGCGCTTCTAATGCTGCGAAGTTTCCTCGTAGCCTTTCTACTTCCATCGCCCAATCTTTAGTAGAACGTCCTGCTTGTTCAGCGTTATTCTTGAATAAAAGAGCTAACCCTGCAACTGAAGTAATAAGGCCTACTGGGCCTGCAAGAGTCCTTAGTGAAGTTGACAGCGTGGTGCTAGCAACAGCCATTGTTTTTAGGCTTCCAGTGGCTGTTGCCGCCGCAGTAGACATATTAAAAAAGCCAGATACCGCAGCAGTTAAACGCATTGCCCCAATACCTGCCCCCACTGCGACTAGGGCTTTGACCAAATCTTTCAAAAAATCTATATTCTCTGCTGCAAGCCCGGCTAGCTCTGACATGCTTTGTACAAGAGAATCAAAACTGTTTTGAAATTCTGGACTAGAAATTGTTATTGCTAATTCATCAATAGCCGCCGCTGCGCCTGAAAGGTTCCCTTGAGCCATTAAGTCAAAGAAAGATGTTCGTAGTCTTTGAATAGATGCAGCAATCCTGTCAGCCTGACGAGCGGCCTCTGATCCAAAAACTTTTTGCAGCTCTGCACCAAACTTCGGCAAAACTTCATCTGAGAGAAGTTGACCATTCTCCATCATTTCAAAGAGCTTTTCAGTGCTTATGTCTAGCGCACTCGCCATGATTTGAATAGAACCCGGCATACGCTCACCGAGCTGCTGCCTAAGTTCCTCAGCAGAAACTTTACCTTTAGACATCATCTGTTGCAAGGCCAGCATCGCGCCTTCTGCTTGTGGAGCAGTAAGACCCATCGCACGAGATGCTTCAGAAATACCAGTGAAGATCATTTCTAATTCTTCACCAGTAATACTTGATGTTCTAGCAGCCGCAGCAAACTGCGCCATCTGTTTTGCTACGGAAGGGAAGAACAGTCCAAGACGCTCAGATTCTTCTCGAATAAATGCAATTTGTTGACCAGCCGCTGATGCGCTTCCAGCAGCTACAGTCATCGTGGCATTGATATTATTCATCTGTGTTGTAGCCCGCTCTACTTGTTGAGCGAGGTTTACAATACCTACGCCTGCGATACCTGCACTAAGAAGCCCTACAGCGCCACGAAGCCTATTAACGGCAGAGTTAAACCTAGATGTGTCTTTAGTGGCGTCTTTAGTAGACTTTCCGTACTTGTCAACCTTTTTTGATGTCTTTTGAGACTGCGTGCCTAACTTACCAAGATCACCAGTAGCCTTTACGACTTGGCGAGTGTCTACATCAATTGTCAGGCTTACTAGATCGGCCACGTTTGCCCTTCCTTCTCTTTATAAGTGCGTCAAACTGAGAAGTTACCTTCTCCGAGACTTCTTGTTTTCTCAGCTCTTCTGGATCAATCCAAGGCTGAGGGCAATCTTTTTCTTTGGCTCTGTTGTGTTGTTCGACGTAAGAAAGAGACAGTTCTCTTAGTGCTGTCGCTTCTTTAGGCTGAATATCTAATCCTTGAAGTCTTGACCAACTTTCTATCTGATTCCAGTCAAGAGGTAACGGCCCCATCCCTGAGTATTGCATTGGGCCACATTGAAAGAGCCATTCTACAATGTAGTCTAAAATACCTATGTCTGGGAAAGGGCCGTTGTAGTTCTGTCCTCTTGGTACACTGCTTTCGCCCGGTGCAGTATCTAGCCAAGCCCTAAACTTAACAAAAGTTACAGCTTTGGCTAGTCCTTCGTAAAAAAATTAGAACGGTCGCCTTGGAACTCGTCTACTTGTTCTGCAAGCCAAGGAAAGTTCTCGTAAACATACCGGACGTTTTTATCGTTGAAGGTTAGCTTTTTCTCGCCGTCTTCAATGTTTCCCCAATCAAGAGTAAGGGCAACACGAGTCCGTAACGCTTCTTCTTCCAACGTGTCGATGTCTACATCTGCAATAGTCTTTTTGCCGCGAAGTAGACGCTGGATGCTTGCGCGTCGATCTTTAGCTAGCTTGGAGTCTGGCCCGGCCATTTTGATCCAAGCATCTGTCTCTACTCCGGTTACAGGATGCTTTACATACATCACTGCGCCTTCGTTAGAGCCTTCAACAGAGTTAAAATCAGTCAGTTTCATATAAGACCCCCGGTCTTAGTTGCTAAGGAAAAGTTTACGCTGGTGCGACTTCAATGATTTCGTCAGTGATCTCGATTGAAACGCTTGCGCTGGTGATCTGGTCAACGCTACCTACGTTAGTAGTGTAGGACATGACTTGAGCAGAGAAGTATAGAACGCGTCCGTCCTGAAGCTCTACTTTGAACTGGTAGTTGTCATCGCTGTCTACTGCGGTCTGTAGGTCTGCCTGACCTGAATCGCTTGGCACACGAGCAACTGTCATGCTGATTGTACCGTCGTTAAAGCTACCCTTACGCTTTACCGTCTGGCGGCTGCCAAGTGGATTGTGCGTAACAAGGCTGTACTCACGGCCAAATTCGCCAAGGTCAGTGACCTCACCGATCTCGCTAAATGAGAGGGCGTCAAAACCCGTTTCGTCGTAAGTTGTTGGTTCGCCTGAAGCGATGCTGATTTTAGTTCCAGCGGAAGTAAATGCTGCTGATGTCATGTTTATTCTCCTAAGTATTTCTTAGCTATTTTGTTAATTCTAGCTTTGGATGAATCTGCAATCCGAGTCACCCAACCTTGTGCGTTTGGCGTATAGGTCTGTTTTGCGCCAATCTCAATTGGGTAAGCGTATGGTTGGTTATTAGTAAGGTATGCTTTTTGCCCTGCAACCCGCCCCCTGAGCGAGCCTAATCTATCTTCTGATCCACTTGTCGATTCAGTCGTTTCTCCTGAAGGTGATCCGATTGAAGGGAACCAGTTTGATTTCAGTTTTCCCGGAACGTAATTTGGTGGAGGAGGTGTTTGCCAAAGTTCTGGTTTACCTACTGGCGTTCCGTCGATAACTTCTTTGAAGGTAGTGAAAACGAAATCTTCTGTTGCTTTTTCTACCTTTTTCTCACTCTTCTCTGCAATCCTTTCCATAATGCTGCCGAAGTTATCAGGAGTAGCATTATATTTAGCCATAGTGGTAAACAACCCAAGTGATATTCAAAGGCACGACATAGAAAGGATCATCTGCAATTCCGGGGCGGAAGTTTATCTCTTCAATATAGAGATTTCCGCCTAGATCGCGATTCGATGCAAAGTGATTTGCGATACTATCTGCAATGTTTTCTGCCTGAGCTGGGCCTCGCCCTTGAGGTGCGTAGACATTGACCATGTAGGTTCCGGGTGTCTCTTGCCCCCGCTTCATGTTGTACATAGTTCCGTCTGCCGGAATGTTCTTGACTGAAACGTAAGGTTGAGTCGTGTCTGGCTTAAAATCTACGTTAGGCCAAGCAATAGCAGGGATACCTGAGACAGAAGCAATTTCTTGATCTAGCCTTGAAGTAACGTCTCGTAACATCTTACTTCCTTGCCTGTGCAATCGTTAAGATACGATCAGAGCCTGTAGGGTTCAGCGGGCTAGTATCAATGATTCGCCAAACTTCACCTTGATAGGTTACTGTGTCTTCTGGTTCAACCTGACCGTCGCAGACTAACTTGGCATCGCCACGAAAAATACTAGTCTCATCTATTTCGTCTTTGCTGTACTCTAGCCAGACTACATTTGTGTTAAACGTCGTTTCTGTGCTACTAGTAGAGCCTGTTGCTGGGTCATAGGCTCCATAAGCCTCTCGCTTGAACTCAAAACTCGCGCCAAAGCGATCAATCAGCTTTTGAGAAGTCTCTCTAACACTGCTGTAGTCAAACTTCTCTGCCACGTTACCCTCGACCCACAGAAATGTTGTTGGTTGAACCAGCGCCAGCTACTAGGTACTTTTTAAGTTTCAAGAATACCCGAGGGTCAAAAGTCCGATTGGAGACGCCATCTTGATACTCTATACTAATGACATCAACGGTTTCGCCTTTAATCGCAGGGGTAATCTTTCCTGCTGGATCGTTGCCTTGGTCAATGGCAATCGCAATAGCATATTCTGAATCAATGATGTCTTGAGGAATAACCTGATCGTCTAGCTCAACGCTATTGACGTATGCGTTCTTACGAGGCCATTCGTTAGTCTGATCGTCTTCAGTCTTTTGCCCAATAAACTCAAGAGATTCAAGATAGTCATGAGCCAAAGTCAAAAGGACTGACTCTGTGCCAGACAAAGTGATTCCGCGAGTGGTTGCGTAAGCAGTTAGTCCTGATGCGTCACCGTAACTCATTTCTTATCCTCTATAACCGCTTGCGCGAATTGCTCTACCTTGCCGCTCTGCTCTAGCCTTAGAACCACGTCCGACATAACAAGTCCCGGACTGGCCCCATTTATATCCTCTGCGTCCGTTCTTTTGACAACGCTGCACAGGCATCAGTCATCTCCTACTGGGCTTGGGCCTTTTTCTCGGCTAGTCTTTCCGCTGCAATGCCAATCTGCTCGTGCTAAATCGTTAGGGCTTAGGTCTCGACCTGATTTAATTCCTGATGATCGGGCACAGTAGTTGTCACCTGCTGGCGTTCCCGGCTGCACAACTTCACCCGCCTGCCCAAAGTTGATGCGATTGCCGTCAGCAGTGATAGCCGCTTTCTTCTTGCCTGCTGCATTAGAATCAACGATGTCTACAAGACGACCCTTGATTCGATACCGCTTTCCTACTTCTAGTGGCATTACAGTTCTTCCCACCTTGCTCGGAAGACGCCTTGGGCGT